ATTTAGTAGACTGATTGCCCCAAATTTCCCAACCTGGAGTTTGTGTTCTGCTGAACATTTCTAATCTAGGTAAATCACCACACAATTTTACAATCATGTCCCTAATACAATCAGGCTTTCTGCTATGTTCCCTAATAGGCTCATAAATTACCTGGTGTATGCCTTTATCTAATCTTTTGGGTTTGCCCTTAGTTCCTAACAAACATATTTCAGCATTAGACCTAGTCCAACCACCCATCCCCCAAAATTTATCAAATGAATCTACTGGAAAAAATGCGGCCTGTTTAGGGTCAGTTCTTTTGTTAGTTTTAACCCATACAAAAGCACAAGTTTTCATATCAAAGCCCCAAGATTTAACAACATCTAAGCCCTCCTGTAATAATGGGAAAGTTGCCCACATAAATAATACAGCATCATCCGCTGTAATATCTTTAACTGGCAGTCCGCAAATATCCTCTATTGGCATAACTGGATAATGTTGCACCTTAGCCCTTTGCGGTAACTTACCATTGTAAGACCAGGCTGGATCTGCATAAATTATATTAAATTTTTTATCTGTCGGTAGTGTCATTGTTTCTCTCTTTGTAGTAACTCTTGCCCTACCTTATCGATTGATTTGCCCAAATATTTTAAAGCCCAGCAATCGCAACAATAATCTTTGCCTTTTTCAACTACATCTGCTTTCTTTTTACACTTATGGCACTCCCTTTTATCGCCATAAATATTTATTGCATCTGCATCACTCAAATTATTGTCCTTTAGTTTGTATGTTGTTTGTTAATTCCATGTGCCATTTTTTAGTAATTCTATTGGGCTTAATAAATTTAAAGGTACACTGTGTACTTTCGGTCTAGCAGTAAGGCCAAAATCAGTTAGGTATTTTTCAGTGCCTAATACATATGTGCTATTTACAAAACCTTTAATGTCAAAAAATGGTGCTTTGTCTATTACTAAAATGTAAATTTCACCAGGCCTACTTCCTTTAGGTCTAATAATTAAACTATTATTTTTTTTAGGTAGCTGTGACCTAACTTGTAAATGTAAGTCATGAAATATTACATCAGGGCTATTGCCATGATTAACATGAAAATTAAACTCAGTTTTTAAAAAACGACACACCGCTAACTCTGCCATTGCGCCACTAATTGATTTAGCTATTTGGTCATTAACTGTACCAGTGTAATTATGTCCCCAGCTTTGCTTTAACCTTAGGCTTTCAAAGACTCTTAATAGGCCTGTTTGACTTGCGGCCATCATATCATAGTTATTTAATTCTATTTGCATAACTTCCTTTTAAAAAATAACCGCCAACACCATGACCTTAGTATTGATACACCAGTAAATATTAATGCTATTTGAAAACTTTCTAAAATGTTGGGGTGTAAATTAAAAAATGGAAATATATATAGCTGTATTAATACTGCTAGTATTAGGCCACTTGTTACATCTATAAAACTTTCTATTAAACTTCTCATCTAACCCAGTTACCTTTCTTGTCTTTACAATAATGTAAAAAAACTGGCTTATCTTTATAAGTGTAATAACCCCAAACCTCACCATTGCCCTCTTTGTAATTAGGGTTTTCTTTCCACACTGTTTTATTTTTAAAAGCCTGTTCACAAGTTATATTTTTTACACCTTGTGTTATCGGAATTTTTATTAAGTGCATTGCTGGATTTACATCAGCTGTGGCTACACCAAGTATTAAAAAAAATAGACTCATGGTTTAGCGCACCATTTAATTACATTAACTAATTTAGGATTTTGTATTAAAATTTTAGAAAATTCTGAGCCAACAAACTTTGCTACACCCTCTTCACCTAAGTTTCTAAATTTAATGCCTGACTTATCTGCTACAAAATGAAATATTTCATGTATTAAAGTATCTAAATAATCTCTTTTGTTTAAATCTTTTTGTATAACAATTGTATTATTGTTCGGTGTGTAAAAACCATATAGGCCATGTTGTGTTGCGGTCTTCCTACTCATTGTAGTAACAGTGGCTTTAAAATTTTTATATTTTATTTTTTCTAATTTCATCCGATTCAACTCAATTAATACTGAGTATTACATTATGTAGCACTGAGCAATAACTATATAAATGTGTGTGAATAAAATGGCTTAAAATAAGGATTTAATAACCATAACAATTGACTTGCTTTATATATTAAGTCAATCTAAGAATAACACATGGATAATAAAGCCAATATGTTTAGGAAAGATGGCCTTAATTTTTTAAAAAATAAATATAACAAAACAACTGACGATTTTATAAAAGATACTTACCCTAAAAAAGACCAGGCAAATATGAGGGTTAAAATTTCCAGGTTAATTAATAAACCAGTTGATTCCCCACATTATTTTGACATATTACAATTAGCACAACAGCTATCAGATTATTTTAATAAATTTTTACAAAATGGTGACTACACTTTAGCGCAAAATTTTTTTTTAGGTAAAACTAATTATGTCAATATTGTGGGTGCAAGTTATGGTAATGCACAAATTGGTTTATATAAAAAAAACGAAATAAAAAAAATTGCAGTGCCTACCAGGTATGCTGGATATCAAGCAATTACTACTAAAAATGCTATTTCTAGCGGTATGATTAGGTTATTTAAACCTAGAAAAACTATATATCCTGGTGCTGATAATAGATTTGGTCTGGCACAAGATAAAAAATCTAAAATAATTTGGATTGGTTACATAGAGCCTAGAAGTGATGGTCGTTATGATATTTTAGATAAGTCTGTTTCAACTGGCAAAACAATCCAACCATTAGTAGAAGATATAAATTTATTGTGGAGCTCTAGAGTTGAGGCTTCAAACTTTCCTAACTATTGGGATTATTAACATTTAACATTGAGTGCTAATTAGGTTGCACTGAACTATACATAGTGTATAAGTTCAGTTATGGACAACCGAATCAATATAGTTGGCGATTGTTACAAAAAATTTGGTCTTACACACACAAGTAAAAGCCAAAACACCATACCTGACGATATTAGATTCAGAAACTACATTTTAATTTCAAAAAAAGAAAAAGCTAACCTACCTACTAACTGCTCATTTACTGGCGGTACAATAAGTCATGAAATAATCCAGGCTATGAAGTGCCAGGACAAAACTTTTGCTGAGGCATTTGCTATTATTAAAAATAAGATAGACCAATATGAGCCAGTAGATACAAAAGATGAAATAAAGTTTGGTCATATTATAGAAAATTTAGAGCCATTGGTTGATAACCATATAAAAAATATAGATGAAGTGGGTAAGCAAAAATGGGATGCTGAACTTGAATATACATATTGGGCAAAAGGTATAGCTACATATTTTTTAGCTTATGTTGACCTGGTAGGTAAAACACATTTTGGCGATATTAAAAATGTATTTGGAACACTAACTAAAACAAAAGCTGGGTTTAGTTATTCAAAAAGAAAATGCCCAAAAGTTCCATTTCATAGTGACTGCCTACAAATTGCGCTGTACTCAAAACTAATACCAAAACATAAACCATTTTTAACTTATGCTAGTGATAGCGATAGAATTGTTTTTACTGAGGAAAATTGTGTTGAGTTAAGAAAAGAAAATTTAGAATATTATTATGATGAACTTATTACTTACCAAAAATGCTGGGAAAAAAAGCTAGAGTTAGCTGATGGCGATATGAAAGTTTTAGCTATGCTTTGCCGACCTGACTTTAGTGAAATTAGAAAAAATGGTTTTTGGTGGAAAGGTATTGATTCAAATATCATAGAAAGGTTTAGGGCTTGTTATGAGTAATTTTAAAGAACTTATTGACCATTATAAAACTTTATCAAATGACGACTTAATTGAAAAATTAGTTTTAAAAAATGCCAAGCTTTTAGCACAAGAAAAAGAAATTGAAAGACAAGCTGATGAAATAAAAAGATTAGCAGATATAGAAGATGACCATAGAAAATTAAATGGTAAAATACATAAAGAGTTACACCAGCTTAAAAATTCACAACAACAACCTGAGGGAGTTAATACAAATGAAAACTAATATATATCAAAAACTACATAAAGCATCTAGTGAGGCTGGTGGTGTAGTTAAAGGTCAAAAAGTACCTGGAATGCACTTCAATCCTTTACAGCATGATGAAGTTCAAAAGGTAGCAATGAAAGCTTTGCTTAACAATGAGCTTTATCCAATATGTACTTATGTAAATGACTTAAAAGAAAACTTTGTAATGGTTAATTGTAATATGAAAATTTTTGATATTACAGATCCCACAAGTTTTGTAGAAATAAATGGTTGCTCAGCAATGGGTAAATTAGACAAATTTGGTACAGGCAATGGTATGAGTTATGCTAAAAAATATGCTTTCCTAAATGCTTTAAATTTAAAAACTGGTTTAGATAATGATGATGGCAAAGATGCTATACCATTTGAGGCAGTAATGGAAATTGCTAAAGAATCTGTTAAACCAAAAGCGGTTAAGCAAGATGTAAAAACTTTAGCTGATAGTTGGATTGGCCAATTAAAAACAGCGGCCAGTGTTTCAAAATCACAAAACAATTTTGAAAGAAACCTTGAGCCAATCAGGGCTGAGTATAAAACAGAGTTACAAGCAATTCAATTAGACCCAGTAGAATCTATGAGAGTTGAAACTATATACAACAAACTAAAATCACAAATACAAACTAATCAAATAAAAAGGACAAACAATGGCAGATAATAATTACGATAATTCTGGGGCTATGTGGAAGAGACAACCAAGAGAAACAGATAAGCCTGGTGGTAAGTATCCTCACTATCAAGGCAACATACAAATTGGTGGTGTTAAAAAAAATTTAGCGGCCTGGCTAAATACAGAAAAAACTAAAGATACCCAGCCAGATATATCTTTAAAAATTAGCGATATAGTTGCTAAGGAAGATGCACCCTTTTAATGGCTGAACAAATTAATCCTGACCACTATAAAAAAAGTATTCAGACTTATGATGCAATAGTGAGCCAACTATCTCCTTTAGAGGTGGTTGGTTTCCTAAGGTCACAAATTTTGAAATACACAATGAGGTTTGGCGCAAAACATGAAAGCACAGTTGAGGCTTGTTTAATGGATGTAAGGAAAGCTGGTTGGTATCTAAATAAATTAGAGCTTAACTTGCAAGGCCTGGACAGCCCAAAACAAAAAGCACCTGATTATGTTTTGAAACCAAACATAACAAATTTATTCAAGGATAAGACATGAAGTTAAAAAACAATGGGCATATATATTTAAGCAAAATTAAGTACGATGTTTTAAAATACATTAGCACTTTTATTAAACAACATAGATACAGCCCAACTTACAAAGAGATTGCTATTAAATTTAAGTTCAGTAGGGCTAGAGCTGGTGCAATAGTTGCTGAACTATTTAAGTTAA